TCAAGGTGAAGGTGTTATTGGTGGAGAGATATGTTTTTCTAATCAATTAGCATTTAATGCTTGGCAAGAATTGTATAATTATACGGATGAATTTAAGGAAAAACACATTCAGTTTGGAGCATATTATATGCCACCCCAAGAAGGTACAATGTTATTTTTCCCTGCACATCTTAGACATCATGTAGAACCAAATAAGAGTGATGAGGACAGGATTTCTTGTTCATTTAATTTGGATTTAGTGCAGGATCGTGTTGATGGTGGAGAAACTGGGGATAGTAGCTAAATAGCTAAAATACCTATTAATACGATATAATATGACTGATGATAGAAAAGCGGCTAAAAGACTATTAAAACTTGCAAAAGAACATCCAGACTGGTATACTAAGAAAGATGTTTTCTATGCTAAACAAGTTAAGAAATTAACTAAAAAGAAAAAACAAAAACCCACTGATTAATTATTATGGCACTATCTGAACAAGTAGAAACTGCTTTAAATGAAGCACAAGATAAACTGAGAGAAGCACTAGCTTTTGCAGCAAGAAGTGAAAAACCTTATATCAGTAAGCATATTTCTGATATGATGATGAAAATAGATTGTTTAAATGAAGTTTCAACTCTAATTGATAGTGTAGAAGAACATATGAACTAATGGATTTTCATCAACCTGTTAAGCGACCTACAGATAGATCTGTATTATATCATTTATTTCCAACCCCAGTGTATGCTGCAATGGTTGATAATTTTGAAGGAGTTCAAAAAGAATTAGATGATGTATGTCAGAAATTAGACTTTACATATAATCCTGATTTCGGACAAACACATAGATTATCTTCTCCTACATTTAAAACAAATGTTATAGGGGAACATAATCTAGTAAATTTTTCAGAGCAGGTTCACAATCATATTGATAATTATCTTACTGCTATAGAGTTTGAACAGAGTGGTTATTTTAACCCTGAACATCCTTTAAGGTATGATATTGTTAGTTCTTGGATAACTAAATTTGAGAAGAGGGATTATGCACATATCCATAATCATGGACATTGTGATATTTCTGGTGTTTACTATTATAAAGTAGGTGGTGATAAAGATGAAACTGGGGATTTATTTTTTCAATCTCCTTGCCCATCAATGATCACATCATTTACTTTTAATCATTATGCTTATAAGCAATGTCAGATACCTCAAGAAGGTAAATTGTTATTATTTCCAGCATATTTGGATCATGGAGTAGCAACAAATGAGAGTGGATATGATAGAATGAGTTTGTCCTTTAACATTTTATTTCAAAATCGATGATAGATAACGAATCAGATTTAATAGCAGAATTATTGACAATTACTGCTGAACTTAATGGTACTATGAATAGATCTACTACATATGCTAGTAGTGGTAGATCTTCTAAGAAGATTATCATTGAATATGATGTACAACATAACAAGAGAAATGAAAATTAAACTAGGACCAGCAGTCACTAAGATTAAGGACTGGGATAAGGCAATGGCAAAGAAAATTCAGGACAAGTTTAACTTAACTGATTATCAAATGCTATGTCTTACTTTCGTTAAAGGTTTTGTTATTGGGGCTGTTCTTCTATGAGAGAAGAATTATTAGAGTTATTGAAGAGGGATGCTTATCGTAAAGGTGAGTTTACACTATCTTCTGGTGCATCTAGTAATCATTATGTTAACTGTAAGCCAGTTACACTTAATGGTAAAGGATTATTTTATGCTAGTTGCCTCTTACTTGAATGTTTAGAGGAAGATACTTATGCAGTTGCAGGTTTAACTTTGGGTGCTGATCCATTAGTAAGTGGAGTGGTAACAGTATCAGCAGCAGATGAAGTTGATCTTGATGGTTTAATTATCAGAAAAGAACCGAAAGGTCATGGGACACAATCACAAATAGAAGGACCAGTATTACCTAAAGGTGCTAAAGTAACAGTACTAGAAGATGTTACAACTACTGGACAATCTGCATTGAAAGCAGTGTATGTGTTGCGTGATGCAGGATATGTTGTTGATCGTGTTGTTACTATAGTTGATAGGCAAGATTATGACTGTCGTGCCATTATGGAACAAGAAGGATTAGACTTCATTAGTCTATTTACTATTGACGACCTTGCTAAATAGAACTGTAGCAAAACGTATGATTATTCGTGGCAACTAAGAAGATATCACAGTTAGAGACAATATCAGACTCCAATTTGTCGGGAGAGGCAATTCTTCCTGTTGTTGTTTCTGATCCTTTGATTCCTAATAGGAAGGCAAAGGTCAATCAGTTAATGAAGGGAGTTAGTCAAGGTACAAAAAATGAACCTGGTTTATGTTTTGACCTTGATAGAGACACTGGATTGTATCAAGATGCATACAATCAGATAGGTGTAGCGTTTGGTGATGGTGGATTATATGCCACTCGTCTTGATAATGGTAATGATAGTACTTCATTGTATGTTACAGCAGTTGATGATGTAGCACAGAATACGGATATAGTTTTTGCTCCAAAGGGTACAGGTTCAGTTAAGATAACAGGACAATTTCTAATTGAAGATTCTTCATTTGTTTTGGAGGATTCTCAAGGTCCAAAGGTTAGATTTGAGGTAGGTAATGTTGGTACTGGTACTAATACCAGAATTATGACACTTCCTCAAATTACTCAAGGTAATGGTACTACAATCGTAGGTGACAATACTACTCAAACGTTAACAAATAAAACTCTTCTTATTGATGAGGATAATTTTGTTATTGTTGATGGTACTGAGGAAGCAATCTTTCAGATTAACTGGCCAACAACGTCAGGAACTAGGAGATCATATTTCTTACCTGATGCTGGTGCAGTAACAACTTCTGGAGAACCTACTGCAACATCTTCTACTCTACTTGATACTAAGACGGAACAGACAACTTTAAATAAGACTTTAGTCACTCCGAAAATGGCTGCTAATGCAGATGACGGAACAAGTTGGGTTCAATGGAATACTTCAGCATTAAGTGCTAATAGAACTATTTCATGTCCTGACCAAAGTTTAATTTTAGTTGGTACAGAATCAACTCAAACTCTGACTAACAAGACTGTTGGTGGTTTGATTGTTTCAGATACTACAGATCCTACTAAGAGATTCTTATTTGATATATCAAA